GGTGTGGACGCCTAGTTTGCGCAGAGCCTTTGTTTGCGTTGTCATCTGCCCGGTTGATTCGGCCAGCATTTTCTCAGTCAAACTACCTGTCGACGATAACGATGCGAACGTCGCCCGGAGCGAGATGCCTGCCTTTGAGCCTTTGATGCCCGCGTTGGCCATAGAGCCCAGCAGCGAGGCTGTCTCTTCGATAGACATACCAAATGCGCGAGCGGATGGCGCAGCGTCTGCCATAGCTGTCGCGAGGTCCGTGAGGTTTGTGTTTGATTTGGCAGTTGTTACAGCGAGAACGTCAGCAGCTCGCTGCAGATCATCTGTGCTCATGCCCATGCCCTTCATGATGTTGGTCATGAAGTCGGCGGTATTTTGTACGGAGGTTTTGGTGGCAGCTGCGAGGTTTAGTGTGGGTCGCAATGCTGCATTAATTTCGGTGATGTTCAATCCGGCCTGAGCCAAAAAGGTTCCCGCTTCTGCGGTTTGTGTTGCTGTGAACTTGGTTGCTTTTGCAGCAGCACGCATGGACACTGAGAGCGCGTTGATCTCTTTCGTGGTCGCGCCCGTCTTTGCCTTTACGTCCTGCAGTGCTTCAGTAAAATTCGCGTAGGTCTTGGCTGATTTGATAAATATAGCACCCGCTGCGACACCGACTGCAGCAAATGCAGCGGTCGCCTTTTTGGCGCTTTTCATCATGGAGCCGAACGACTTGTCCGCAGACTTCGAGGCGGCCTCGAGGTCCTTGCGGAATCGAGCACTGTTTGCAACCAAATCAACAGAGAGTCTGCTGATCGTGGCCATTGTTTTCCCTTATATTTTTTTTGCGTTTCTGCGGTTTCGTTTCATCTGTGTCCGCGCAGTTTTTTCGATGTGGACGCCGAGCAGTCGCCGAAAGTGCATGAAGACGACCTTTTCTTTGCCTTGGATAGCTGGGCGCATGAATGGCTGAGCTGCCATCTTTCGCTTGCCGTGCAGTCCATACTCGATGTTGAGAGCTTGGTGGCCTGTCAGGCCGTCGCGCCTTTTTGTCGTACCTGCTGACACCCGGGCGACCATTGCGGCCTTTTTGCTGATCTTGCGCAGCGTCCGGACGTCACTGGTCGAGGTGAGTTTGATTGTGGACTTCAGGCCCCCAGTCTCACCGACGACCACGTTGTTCAGCACCCGGGTATAAACTGGGCGCATGGCTTCCTTGCCTGCGGTCTTGAGTGCTTTCTTGTGGAGGTCGTGGTCGAGCGCGTTGAGTGCCTGCTCGAGCTCTTTCAGACCGCTGACCTTGACGGTCAACATCTTAGGTCTTGCCATTGGTCTGCTCCGATAGATTTTTAAACATAGCCATCTGGCTCGCCTGCTGCTGCCTGCGGTCGATGTAGCTCATTTGTTTTGGTTGGGAATAGATGTGAATGAAGTCTGTCGGTTGGAGAGCTTTCTTACTGCCAGCGCAGTTGGCCACAGTTGCAGCCAATAGCCCTGCCCTGTAATCATCCCGGGCGGCTCCGAAGGGTTCAATGGACCAGTAGGCCATCCACTCAGCAAGTTCCTGCGAGGACATCCTGTTTTCCATTTCCCGGACGGTCATCCCGAGGTGGCCCGCAAGTCTAAATTTGAACCTGCGGGTCGGGTCTCGTTTTAGTTTTTTTCGAGTTCCTTGACGTCAGCGTCCGACATTCCGGACATGTTGCGGCAGATATCAAACAGTCGATTTACGACCATTGCGTTTTTCTTGCCGAGCTCTGTCGCGTCGCTGTCTTTGAATACGCGCTCCCCAGTCTCATCACATATTGACAGGACCACCAGTCGGGCTCGAAGGTTTTCAAGGTTGGCCGACTGGCCGATTGATGCCTCGAAATGATCACGCTCGCGAGCTGTGAGACCCCTGATGCAAATGTCACCGCCCCACTCTGGGACTGGCACGTTTTGAATGTCGAGGTCGACGGCTTTAAATATTGCTTTACGGTCTAGCATTTTTGTCTCCAAATATTAAAAAATAAATAGAAGCCCACCCGGAGGTGGACTTTTATCTGAGTGGTTAAACAGTTTCGAGGGCGAATGCGACAGAGCCGTCGATGGCGATCTCGATGTTTGCAGAAACGACATCTTCAACGGGTGTGTCGATTGAATAGCCTGAAATGTAGCCAGTGAAAGTTGCCTTGGCATTCTCAGATCCTGACACCCATTTGATTGCGAAAATCTGCGCAGCGCCGCTGTCGTATTTTGTTTTTAAAGCGGTGTGGCTTGCTTCACCCGCGACCCAGTTGATCGTCAGAGACAATGTGCCGGAGTCTTTTTGACCGACCAGCTTTTGCTTGTAGTCTGAGCCGTACTTGTTGTACTCGATAATATTTGCAGAGAGCTCCAGCGTACCGACTGAGGAAACCTCGGCAACTTTGGTGGAGGCGTCGAGAGCTGTGTCAGCGGCTGCCAGCATGTGGAGTTCGGTAGCTAGACCGTGAAAAGGAGATGCGATATTGCTCATGGTTTTACCCTTAGTTGGTATAAATAGTTAGATTAATTATATTCCGATAGAGCTGAAGCTCTTCTTCATAGGTGTTGATCGACGAGTCGATTTGAGACCCGGTGACACTGGTGGAACCCATTGGTCCCGTCATGCCGTTCAATAGATTGGTGATGTTCTCTGATAGAACCCTCAGCGTCTGATAGCTGGGGCTATACGCGAACAGCGTCACCGTGTGTCTGATGACTGTTTCCATCGACCCAATTTGAGGAACACTGTGTCCAGCACCGATCTCATAAACGATCGCGCTGCTGGTTGTGTCCTGCGGTAGCCGGAGGGCGTAAACACCCGCGACAGTTGAGCTGATCGCTGTATCGGCGAGGAGATGAGCCCGCAGGTCAATATCAATCATGATCGCTCCTCGCAGATCATCTGGATCTCGCGGTTGTTTAATTGGACATTAGCCACAGAGTTGATCTCGAGTGTGAGACCATTGAGGACGATATAAGCGGACCGGGGGAGAGTGGCCAGCGCCGCGTAATATCTGAACCGAAGGTCGAATTCTGTCTTCGAGACTGAGGACTCGTCAGTGGTGCTCTCTCTGCGCGGTTTAGTCGTGGCGCTGCAGGCAAACACCCCGAGTGACACGAATGTGCTCTCAACTTCTCCGAATGAGTTTTGCGCTGTGGCGGGGATGAATATCTCAGCCTTGTTGTTTAATTTTCCAGCTCGCATTTCATCACCTCAACTTGTATGGGTGAAGGAGATCCTTTGCAGCGATCACTGGTTTCAGGGCCTTGATATTATTCCCGACGATCTCATTTTCGCGGTTTTCCCACATACTTGCTGCGATCAATAGGATGGCCATTTTGATTGCGCCGGGTACTGCTGGAGCTGCTGTTCCTACAATGTAAGTGACACTGAGGGAGTCCACTTCGTTGGCGACATCAACGGGCCATTCCTTACCGAGTGCCGGATAAATCTGGGTGCGGCCATTACGTTCGAGGACTCTGTATTTGTCAGCTGATAAAGTATGAGATGCAAACAGGCTGTCCAGATAATCAATCGTTGTGACGCTCCCACTGACCCCTCCTTTCAAAATGATCGGCAGCTTGGTGCTTTTTGTTGATGGCGGGAACCTGTCAAAAAACTGAGTCACGCTGCGGCTGATGAACAATCGCCCTGTATATCTCTCAGCAAAATTTGTTGCTGCCTCAATCATGATTGTCATCTGATTCAGCTCAGCGACATCCGTGGTGGAATAGACAATGTGGCTCAAAAAATCATCAGTGGTGACAGGGTATTCCCCGAGAATTCCTTGGATCAAAGTGGGCACTGTGTTTGCTTGGACCCATTCTGTCGTGTAGAACTTTAATTGAGACGTTGAAAGGTCAAACCACAGGTCTCCCTGCAGCGCCGCTGTTGGCGCAGTTTCTGAGACTGTAGTCTCACGGCTTTCAGCCTGCAGGGTTGCGATCTGTGCAGCAATTACGAGAGGATTGTCACTGACTAGGGTCGGAGTGTTGCCGATGTCTCCGATATACAACTTTGCGTCGGCTGAGTTGTAGAACATCGCTCCGGAGAGCAGGGTTGCCGGGACGTGTCCGACGACACCCGACCTGTTTAATTGTACTTGTGACATTGTTTGTCCTTTCGTTGGTTACCTTACCAGCCGAATGGGCCTCGCAAGGTTCTGTAATTATCATCAGGCCCAGTGACCTCGATGAAACCCTGATCACTTAAATATTGCGGGTGGGGTGTCCCAATATTTGTGCGGCATTCCCAGCGGTAACAACCGAGCGCGACATATTGCTCGATCAGGGCGTCATCCAAAAAGTCATCCGAATAAACATAGGCGGTTGACCCTTCGGCGTCGGTGTTATGTAGCGACACCATTGCGATAAATGTCCCGTCGTCCTGTAAGATGCCGCTGATCAAAGCCAGCGGTCGTCCGTTAGCGTCACAGCTCAGGAAGTAATCCGAGCAATGACCCGCGAGCGCCCCTTGGATGTAACTTTCGACGCTCGTGGCCCCGTCTTTATTTTCAATCGCTGTATGTCCGAAGGCGTCAAGCTCCGGTGTTCTTACCAGTTGCAGTTGCTCGATTAATTTGAGCTTGCACGCTGGAATCATGGCTGCCACAGCGTCGGCAGGAATCTCATTAGGTTTGGTTAAAATCACGCCTTCCATCTTGATACCTCTGGGCTATAAATAGCCGTTCTCGTAGTTTGGTTATGCTCGGCTTTAGTGCCAGGATTTTTATTTCTGGGTCGTCAGAATATTCTGCGAGCTTGTCGAGCCTGTAGGCATAGCCCTCAATCGTGGTGGCGCTGCCTTTTTGTAGAATGTCCAAATAGTTGAAAGCCGACGCCATATAGCCGAGCATCCCGTACTTCAGGGCCTCATAGGGACTGAGACAATTACTGACGAGGATGTCGGTTTTGTGGTTCATATAGCGGGGCATCTTCATCAGTTTCTTGTCGCGCAATGCACCGGCGTCTCTGTCCGGGATCGTGGTCCACAACTTTGGATTAATAATGAAAATGCCGAGATCAACCTGACCTTGATTGCAAGGACTCTCGGTGTAGCTATAAAATCGAGACAGTGTCGGGTGGTCCGAATAGACCTGAGATCGTGCCGCACAAATATGAAACTCTGAGAGCTTTTGCAGCGGCGGGATGTCGCCCGGTCCGATCTCAAGAATGACACCACCCATCACAACCAGTGTGAGCTCGTTGTCACACTCCTCCAGCGCAGTGCGGATGATCCCACCATTCAGGCCGACGATCGTGTAGCCCTTGCCCGGCATATTTTTTTTGATTGAGGCCTCAGTGATTGCCGTGAATGGCGTGTCAATGATTAGGAGATTTAGGTTTAACATGTTCCAGATCTCCATATTCTGCAAAGAATTGATCGACGTATTCCTGCGGGTTTGCCGCATGTGCCGGGATCAGTCCACTCGATTTTGTAGATAAAATGCGCAGCAGTGCATCACTTTGCGTGTCCGCACTGTTACAGATAGCGGCATAGATCGCGCTGTAGGTGAGCTGCTTATTGCCGCACCCAATGCCGTGAAGGGTCTTACCTTTTGCAATCCCAATCAGTCCCATCTCAGAATTTTCAGCGCAGCCAATTTGGCTGGCGGTTTCCAAAAGATCATAGCCCGATAGATTTTTGTCGAGAACATTGTCTCGGCCATACCGCTTGTGAAGCAGAGCGACCAGATCTCGTGAGCTCAGCGGGTGGCATTTTATTTTGGCCCCCTTCATCACGCAGGCCTCAATCTTTTCCCAGTCGACAGCCTTGTTGAGAATGTTTGCTCCAGCCAAAAACAAAACAAAATCGTGTTTTGCTCGAGCCTTTCTCAGCTTGTATTTGTCTGTCGAGGTGTTTTTTAAATCGGTAAGAATAGCCCGCCCCTCGTCGGTGATCGGACTTGTGGCGGCCTTTTCCATTATTGCGTGCGTGCGGGACACATCGCCCACCCGTAGATAAACGAATTTCCCCATCGCGTCGGTGTACATATACCCGTGGACACGGTCCGGGTCTGCCATGTCATACCAGAGGTCGTATTCAACCCGCGTGCTGTTGGGGCCCTTTTTTGGTAGCAGGGCCCGAACAGCGACGAGCGTGTCGTCTGGGTTTCGTAGCAGTGATCCAGTTTTAAAAAAGTGCGTCGTTTTATTCCCGAGAGACTCGTTTGTCGACATCGGTTGTAGTGCCATTTTTTAACTCCTCAATCTGGTTCTCTAGTTCCTCAATACGCTGATCAGTATCGTGAAAGTGATCCATTATTATCTCGAGAGTGTTCTCGAGTTTTGTGGTCAGTAGTGCTAGGTCTCCGTCCATTGTGATCCGTCCCAGTAGCGTGCATTGTCAGCGCCAGCCGATCCGACCTCAGTGTCCACAGCTGTCCCGGTGACCCTCTCATAAACGACGGAGCTCGTTGTGCGAGCTGTGTCTTGTGAGGTTGTGCGGTTGGTTGTGTTGCTGGTGTTGAATATTGTGGCTGTGGCGTTGGTGGTCCCAAATATTGTGGAAGTGTCCAGCGAAGTGTCAAACACAGTGTCTGTGAGTGTGCTGGTCCCAAATATTGTGGAAGTGTCGAGGCTTGTCGCAAATACCGAGTTTGTCGAACGACTGGTCCCGAACGTGGTGCTCGTGGTTTGGTTCGTTGCAAACGTGGTGACTGTTGCTCTAGCGGTTCCAAACACAGTGGCGGTGCTGACGGTTGTAGCGTATGTCGTGGCCGTGCTGTGCGACGTTCCAAAAACGCTGGTCGTGCTGCGACTTGTTGCCCACACCGAATTGGTGGCCCGGCTGGTTCCATAGGTCGTGGTCGTGGCGAACGCTGTTGTCGTTGCTCGTGACGTACCTGTGGCCCGGCTGGTCACCTTGTTGGTGTTGTAGGCAGTCACCGTTGCTCGTGACGTATTAAATCCCGTCGTCGTGTTGAAACTCGTCGTCGTTGCCCGGGCTGTAGCGATAGACGTGTTGAACGTCGTTGTCGTGTTGAAAGCCGTCGTCGTAGCCTTGGCCGTGTTATATACGGTTGAGGTGTTGAACGATGTTGTCGTGGCTCTGGCCGTGTTGAATCCAGTGGTGGTGTTGAAAGACGTTGTCGTGGCTCTGGCCGTGTTGAAGCCCGTGGTGGTGTTGAACGACGTTGTTGTAGCTTTCGACGTGCCATGCGACGTGTTGTAGCCGGTCGTGGTGTTGAACGACGTTGTTGTAGCCTTCGACGTGCCATGCGACGTGTTGTAGCTGGTCGTGGTGTTGAACGACGTGGTGAACGCTGTCGTCGTTGCCTTCGAGGTTCCGCGCTGTGTCGTCCATGTTGTTGCATAGCCACCACCTGTGGTGCCCGCAGTTGTCGTGGTTCGAGAGGTGTTATAAGTGCCAGAAACTCGGCGTCTTATTTGATACCTGTGCGAAAGAATACCCTTAAAATTGAAGGTCCCAATAAATGCGCCACGCTGGTAATAATAACCACCTACCGTGTGTGATGTTGCAGACGTCGATAATCCGGTGGCGGCGGCTACGTTGTAGGGCCAATTAATAAAGGCAGACCCGGCGCTCGAAACTGACCACGCATTGTTGTTTGGGACAATTGCAACAGTGGTCGCAAACCATCCGGTGTACGCATGAGTCGTGCCGAAAGTTGTGGTCGTACTCTTTTGAGTTGCTGCCGACCAGTATGTGGCGCGAGAGGTCGTAACCCCGGTGTTATAGGACGTCGTGGTGCTGCGAGACGTTCCTCTTGAGGTTCCCGTCGCCCTACTCGTTCCATAGGTAGTCGTGTAGGACGTTGTTGTTGCACGGGATGTCCCTGTAGCCTTACTCGTTCCATAGGTAGTCGTGTAGGCCGTCGTCGTCGCCCTTGATGTTCCGGTTGCCCGACTTGTTCCGAAGGTTGTCGTGGTGCTGCGGCTTGTTCCCGTAGCCTTCGAGGTGCCATAGGTCGTCGTCGTCGCCCGTGAGGTTCCTGTGGCGTGCGCTGTGGCGAATGTTGTAGTCGTTGAACGTGCTGTGCCCGTGGCGCGGGTTGTAGCAAAAACGCTATTGTAGGCCGTCGTTGTGCTGCGGCTTGTTCCTGTAGCCCGGCTCGTTCCAAACGTCGTGGTCGTGCTGTGCGCCGTTCCAGTTGCAGTGTTGAAGCTGGTCGTGGTGTTGAACGCAGTCGTCGTGGCCTTGGATGTGCCCGTGGCGTGCGCTGTATTAAACGCGGTCAAAGTCGACTGCGACGTGTTAAATGTTGTCGTCGTAGCGAGCTGTGTGTTGTAACCCGTGACAGTTGTGTGAGCGGTGTTGAATGTTGAAACAGTAGATCGAGAGGTGTTGAAACCTGTCGTCGTGGATCTGGCTGTGTTCCATGTGCTCACAGTATCCCGTGCCGTGTTAAAAGCTGTCACCGTGTCGATCGAGGTGTTGAACGTCGATACAGTTGTCCGGGCGGTGTTAAACGCTGAGGTCGTTTCGCGCTGAGTTGCAAACGTCGAAACAGTCGACCTCGAGGTGTTGAAGGCTGTTGTGGTAGATCGCGACGTAGCATACGTCGTGCCAAATGCTGTATTGAATGCAGTCGTGAAGGCCGTCGTCGTCGCCCGGCTTGTGTCATAGATAGCGGACCACGCAGTGTTCAGCGACGAGCCATTCCAGACGATGATATTATTCACCGCCCGCAATGTGCCCGCTGCTGCCTTGACCACAATTTGATTGGCCTCAGCAAGGCCAGAACTTGTGCGAACTCGAATAGTCATACAACATACCAGATATGTCCTACCGGGTAGCCGGAGCCACTTGTCGGAATTGATGTGACCACTGAGTGAAGAACTGCGGCTGCAGCTCCGGTGGCACCTTGGGGCCCTGTGTTTCCTTGTGGGCCTTGGCTGCCCGTGGGCCCGGCTGCTCCGGTGGCACCCTGTGCGCCCGTGTTACCTTGGGGACCTTGGCTGCCAGTTGCTCCAGTGTTGCCTTGTGGACCTTGGCTGCCATCATCACCAGCAGCGCCTGCGGCACCTGTAGCACCTTGTGGGCCAGTGGCTCCAGTGTTGCCTTGTGGACCTTGGCTGCCATCATCACCAGCAGCGCCTGCGGCACCTGTAGCACCTTGTGCGCCAGTGGCTCCAGTGTTGCCCTGTGGACCTTGGCTGCCATCATCACCAGCAGCACCTGCGGCACCTGTAGCACCTTGCGGACCAGCGGCTCCAGTGTTGCCCTGTGGACCTTGACTGCCATCATCACCTGCGGCACCTGTGGCACCTGCGGCACCTGTGGCACCTGCGGCACCTGTGGCACCTGCGGCACCTGTGGCACCTGCGGCACCTTGTGGACCTTGACTGCCATCATCACCTGCGGCACCTGC